TGGAAACGACCTGAACAGGCTGGATGTCTACCTTCAGGGAATCGGACAGATCCTTGGCCCACAGATGATTCAGCAGTACATCGATGTCCGTGAATATCTCAATCGAAGGGCAGCATCCCTTGGCATCGAAACCTCTGGTCTGGTAAAGTCGGAGGAGCAGATCTCGGTCGAGCAGCAACAGGCCATGCAGATGCAGATGATGGCGCAACATGGAAATCAGGCCATGGCTGAGGGCGGTAAGGTCCTACAAGCCAACATGAAGAACCCACAATGAGCAACCACCAGTCGATCACAATCGTCAAGGAAGAGCCCGTAGACACGGCCATGGAACAGGCCATCAAGGAACAGCAGGACCCTCAATCCGCACCAGTGGATCAGCAGGAGCGTCCGCAATGGCTTCCAGAGAAGTTCAAGTCTCCCGAGGACCTTGCTAGGGCATACTCGGAGCTGGAACGGAAGTTCTCGACTCCGGCGGAAAAGCCTAAGACCGAAGCTGAACCAAAGACCGGATTCAACTTCGATCCGTTCGCCAAGGAATACTCCGAGAATGGAAACCTGAGCGAGGAGAGCATTGCCAACCTCGTGTCTCAAGGCATCCCGGAGACGGTCGTTCGCAACTACCTAGATGGTCTGGGAGCGATCAGTGAACGCCATACCCAGCAGATCTACGGCATCGTCGGAGGGGAGCAGCAGTACACATCCATGATGGAATGGGCCTCCGAGAACCTCGATGAACAGGAGATCGATGCTTTCAACTCCATCATGGAGCAGGGAAACCAAGCATCCATGCAGATGGCTGTCCGTGGGCTTCAGGCCCGATACGCCCAGACGAATGGATCTCCATCCAAGCTTGTTCAGGGTGAGACCATCGGACCATCCGGCGGAGTGTTCCGCAGCATCGCGGAAGTCACCGCAGCCATGAAGGATCCCAGATACCACAAGGATCCTGCGTACAGGCGTGATGTCGAGAACCGTCTGAGAAACAGCAACATCATGAACACCAACTCTCGCTAAGGAGCAGACATGACCTCTTGGAAGACCACCGTTACCGGAATCGCCGCAATCCTCACCGCCGTTGGATCGGCCCTCACGGCAATCTTCGACAACGATCCCGCCACCACCGTAGATGTCGCAGTGACCGCCAGTGCGATCATGGCTGGAATCGGCCTGATCTTCGCTAGGGACAACAATGTCTCCAGCGAATCTGCGGGGGCGAAGTGAATGGATTGGTCAAGGCCGTCATCATTTCAGTTCTTGAATCTCTTGTGCGAGCTTATCAGTATGCTCGTACTGCGGTATCTGCTGATCGGGACGAGCCTCTTCTTCGCCGTGCTGGTTCTAGGATCAGCAAGTGGGTGCAGCAGAGCCGTCTTCATTCCAGAGGCAAGCCCGATCAGGGTGGGACCAAACTGCAAGACGAAGGTCTACCTTCTGATCGACGGGGAGTGGACCCTGAGTGACAACTCGGTTGTCATCCCTGAAGGGTGGTACTGCGTTCCCCCGAGATTCGTAGCTGAGGATGAATCTAAGGAAGTTTCACCTTCTTGACGGGTGGAACGGGTGGCGAGTTGTGGCCCCATGCGTGGGATAACCTCAAGAGTAGCACCTACAGGTCAAGACTTGTACACGCAACTCTTTTCTAGGAATCTCAAACAATGGCAATTCAGGCTACTCCGTCTCGTCTTGGTCAGGTCAATCTGGCCAATGACGCAGACGCACTCTTCCTCAAGGTCTTCAGCGGAGAGATCATCTCGGTCTTCGAGGAAGCAAACCTCATGCTCCCGCTGACCAAGGTCCGCACCATCAGCAGCGGCAAGTCCGCGACCTTTGCCGTCACTGGCGTTGCTTCGGCTGGCTACCACACCCCCGGCGAGTCGGTCCTCACCACGGGTGCAACCACGGGCTATGGCAGCACGACTGTTTCAAACAGCACTGCTGGGAACATGACCGTCGCCTTCGACGGTGGCTCGGCCAAGTACCTGTCGAGGCTGAAGCACAACGAGAAGGTCATCTACATCGATGATGTCCTCCTCAGCGCGGCGTTCGTCAGCGACATCGATGAGCTCAAGAACCACTACGATGTGCGCTCGACCTACTCGAAGGAGATCGGTCGTGCTCTTGCCTATGCGGCAGACAAGAACCTGATCCGCACGGTCATCGCTGGTGCTCGTAGGAGTGCTGACCGCTTTGGCGGTACTTCGGCTGCCTTCCTTGGCTCTCAGCTTGACATCTCGGTGGCCTCGACGGCAACCTCTGCGGAGCTCATTGCTGGTCTTTTCACCGCAGCTCAGAAGATGGACGAGAAGAATGTCCCGGCTGAGGGTCGCGTTGCAATCTTCAATCCGGCCAACTACTACCGTCTTGTTCAGGGCGATGGAACTGCGGTCGGCATCTCCATCAACAAGGACTACGGCGGCATGGGTAGCCTTGCTTCGGGTACGGTTGTCGAGGTCGCTGGCATCAAGATCCTGAAGTCGAATCACATTCCGAGCTTGGATGAGTCTTCGTCCGAGGATGCACTCGCTGGTGCGGCTGGTGTCAAGAACAATGTCATCGCTGCCGCCAACACTGGAACTGCTGGCTACTCCGGCCTCAACTACAGCACCACCATCGGCATTGCGTTCCACTCGGATGCAGTTGGTACGGTCAAGCTCATGGACCTTTCGGTCGAGACCGAGTACCAGATGGATCGTCTCGGTACGCTCATGCTGGCTAAGTACGCCATGGGTCACAATGTCCTGCGCGAGGAGGCTTGCATCGAGTTCACCGCGGTTGCGAACGCTTAATCCAAACCAGTCGAAAGACTGAAACCACAACCAAAAGGGGGTGGGTTCCTCTGGAGCCCACCTCCTATTTATTGAGGTCCACAATGCTTTCAAAGACAACGAAGATCCAAGCCATCAACACCATGCTGTCCGCAATCGGAGAACCTCCGGTCAACAGCCTGTCATCCACGAGGGCCGACAGCAACATTGCGGAGCAGATACTGGACGAGACATCGCGGGAGGTCCAGACATACGGATGGCACTTCAACACCGAGCATGATGTGGAGCTGGTCCCCGACAACAGCGGGAACATCGTCGTATCGGACAACACCGTTGTCATCGACACCGACCCGACTAGGTACTACAACATGGACCTCATCCTCAGGGGAAATCTGGTCTACGACAAGGTGACCAATTCCTCCGTGTTCTCAAGCAGCATTGTCGTTGACCGGATCATCCTGCTGGACTTCGAGGATCTTCCCGAGCCAGCCAAGTACTACATCATGATCAGGGCCGCTAGGATCTTCGGGAACAGGATGATCGGTTCAGAGAAGCACCACATGTTCAACAGTCAGGATGAGGCGACCGCTCTGGTACGGATGCGTTCGTTCGAGAACGACACCGCCGACTACAGCATCTTCGATGAGAGCACCACCTTCAGCGTGATCAACAGGAACGCATCCTACAGGACATACTGATGGCACTTCTGACACAGTCGATCCCGAACCTCATCGGAGGAGTCAGTCAACAGGCTCCGGCGATCAGGAACATGAACCAGTGCGAGGACATGGTGAATGCTTACCCCAGTCCCATCGAGGGGCTGATGAAGCGGTATCCGGCATCTAGGATCTCGGAGATCAGGAACAGCAGCAACACCGTCTATTCGTCCATCACCGAATCCAATGCGAAGTTCCACCTCATCCAGAGGGACTCCACCGAGAAGTACTTCGTGATGGTGAAGACATCCAACACGGCGGGAAACTGTGCTGTCGAGGTCTACAACCTTCAGGGAACCAGACTGAGCACAACGCTGTCTGGAACATCCGCCACCTACCTAGCTGGAAGCACCACGGACACGCTGAAGCTCCTGACAATCGCTGATGTGACATTCATCGTCAACACCGCGAAGAAGCCAGCGTTGCTCACCACTACAACCGCATCGACCGACTACACCAAGACCGCGCTGATCTATGTGAAGCAGTCCAACGATGCGAGAACGGGAACACTGAATTTCTCGGACACCAACGGAACCAATCCATATACGGCACAGCACAAGAGCAGCAACACGGATCCGGGAACAGACCACCTTGCCGAGCAACTGGCGACCGACATCAACGGATTTGGAGCCACTCCTAGTTATGCAGTGGTCAGCAAGGACAGCGTCATCCAAGTGACTAGGACGGGAGCCGGAACAACCGGAGCGTTCCTAGTGACAAGCGAGGATGATTACGGCGGTCAAGGCATCGTTGTCATCAGGGATTCGGTCCAGAGGTTCGAGGATCTCCCAAGCACGGCTCCCAACGGCTATGTCGTGAAGATCCTTGGATCTCCCGAAAGCGGAATCGATGACTACTATGTGAAGTTCGAGACCCAGAATGGCCAGTCATTCGCAAAGGGAATCTGGAGGGAGACCGTGGCTCCCGGAGTCAAGTATGCATACGACTCCGCGACGATGCCGCATATCCTGATCAGGCAGTCCGATGGAACCTTCCTGATGAAGGCAGCCGATGGAACGACTCCGGGAGCGGGAGTACCTGCGGGAGCCAACTACAACTCGTACAAGTGGACCGACAGGCTTGCCGGGGATGACGAGACCAACAGTGCTCCTTCATTTGTCGGAGTCGGGATCAACAACATAGTCCTGTACAAGAACAGGCTTGGATTCCTGAGCGACGAGAACATCATCCTCAGCGAGGCATCGGAGTTCTTCAATTTCTGGAGGACAACGGTCCTAGATATTCCCGATTCCGATCCAATCGACATCTCCTCAAGCAGTCCAAAGGTCGGAAAACTCAAGTCGGGAATCGGATTCAACACCGAACTCATCCTGTTCACCGACAGCAGCCAGCTAGTCCTGCGGGGTGGAGAAATACTCAGTCCGAAGTCGGTGGCTCTGCTGCCTGTCGGTGACTATGAGAACTACTCCGAGATCCAGCCGACATCGTCTGGACTGAGCATCTACTTCCCATTCAACCGTGGCGGCGGATACGCAGGACTCAGGGAGATGATCCCGCAGCCGAACATCGATGGATCGTACATCGTCAACACGCTGACGGACACGGTTCCAAGCTACATCTCCGGAAAGCCCAGCCACATCTCATCGACCACTCAGGAGGACATGGCGGCTGTTGTCAGCAATGGAACCCTGTACTTGTACAAGTACCTGAAGAACGGCGATTCGGTCATCCAGTCGGCATGGTTCAAGTATCAATTCCCAGACATCGCTACCTCAGGATTCGCCAAGGTGTTGTGGGCCGAGTTCACCGATACGAATCTGTACCTGCTGATGCTCAGGACCAATTCAGCCATTCCAGTGCTTGAGAGCATCAAGCTTGGAACCGATCTGAATGACACGGCCAAGGAACCACTGTCCAACTGGGTGTGCAATCTGGATCAACGGGAGTTCTACACCACGGGAACCTACAACTCCACCACCGGATTGACAACTTGGACGCTGTTGAAGCCGTATTCGTACATCGCCGGGAAGTCAGCCGTCTACACCGTCAACGGCTCCAACCTCGTCATTGAATCCGGAACGACCTACAATCTCGGAACAGACACCGCCGCAACGATCTCCGTCCGTGGTGACTACTCCAACTCCAAGGTGTGGATTGGGATCAACTACGAGATGAAGTACCAGTTCTCCCAGTTCTGGCTTCAGGCTAGGGCTGGAAGGGGTGAAGCAGCATTGCAGAGCGGACGCTACCAGCTGCGGAACATCTCCTTCCTGTTTGAGGAGACATCCTTCTTCAAGATCAAGGTTCAGACCGGAGGAGAGAACAACTACGAGTACGACTACTCGGGGAACATCATCGGATCCACCGTGATCGGACAGCTGTACCTGAACCGTGGCTCGTTCCGCGTCCCCATCTACGGACGGAACACATCGACAACCGTCACCATCGTGAACAACACACCGCTTCCATGCAAGATCCTGAGCGCAGAGGTAGAGGCAGACTATACTGACCGCGCCCAGAGGTATTCATGATCGAAGCAAGACTGGCTGAACCGAAGGACGCATTCCTGTTAGGACCAAGGATGCGTCAGGAGGATGTCGATGAGGTGAAAGCCTGTAGCGGTCTGTTCCCAGCCGAAGCTCTGCTTCTGGGAGTGGAGAAGTCCGTTGAATGCTACACGCTATGGGCAGGAGACCAGCCTTTGGCCATGTACGGCATCGTGGAGGACCAGAATCCATCCATTGGATGCATATGGTTGCTGGGATCCGACCTGATCTACGAGCACAGGGTGGCCTTTCTAAGGATCTCAAGACCTTGGATTGAAAGGTTCCAGTCCCAGTACCCGATCCTCTACAACTACATAGATGCTCGGAACACGGTTCATATCCGATGGCTTCAGTGGCTCGGGTTCTCGTTCATTTCAGAGCATCCAGAATACGGCGTCGAAAAAAGACTCTTCTACCAATTCATCCGGATAAACACAAATGTGTGACCCAGTCTCAGCAATCGTTGGAGTAGCCATGTCTGCTGGGCAGATGGCTGCTCAAGGCCATGCTCAGGCAAAGGCGGCGAAAGCGCAGAACAAGTACCGCTCCGAAATGAGTGCTGCTCAGGCGCAGTCCTACAAAGAAACCGTTGAGAGCGTCCAGAAGGACATTGGGTTGCAGACTGACGCCCTGTTCGCCCAAAGGATGCAGCAGATCGACGCCCAGAAGCAGGAGCTCCAGAACATCACTAGGGATTCCCGTCAGGCTTCATCCAGCTACAGGACATTGACCGCCGAGACCGGAGTGGAGGGCAGGACGGTCGATATGGTCCATCAGCAGTTCCAGAGGGATGTGATGGAGTTCGAGTCGGCGGCCATCAGGAACATCAGCAACATGACGGCGCAGGTCAACAGGGAGGCGCAGTCCATCTACAGCCGTGGGCAGAGCATCATCAATCAGGGATACCCATCTCCATTGCCTCCTCCGGCAAGTGTGGATTGGGGATCCATCGTCATGGGAGGAATCTCCACCGGACTGAACGCTGGAATGACGATGTATGGAGCATTCAAGACTCCACAGGTTGGACAGATTGGACAGGTTGGAACTGGTGGTGGAAGCACTCTCATGTTTGGTGGTGGACGGGGTCCGACTGGTTGAACATAGGAAACAACAATGGCTAAACAACGACCATCCCTTGGAGTCTCGGCTTCACCGACCAGCACATTCGTCGCTCCCATCGATCCGGAGAAGCTGGTGGCTCCCATCGATCAGCAGTCCATCCGCAACTCCTACGCCTTTGCGGACGCATTCAGCGAACTCTCCAACACTGCCGCCAGATTCGCTGCGACGATCAAGACTGAGCAGAACAAGGAAGAGTTCCAGAAGGGTCAGGATCTCGTCAACCAGAACAGGAAGACATACGGAGAGCTGGTGCGGAGCGGGCAGATACTGCCATCCGAAAACCCATGGCTTGCTGTTGGAGCTCAGGAGGCTTCCGGAATCATCGAGGCTGCCAAGGCGAGAGACGAGTTCAAAGCCAAGTACGAAGCTGATGTCGCGGAGAATCCAGCCCTTCTCGACAATACGGATTACTTCGATTCACTGGCCTCATCGTTTGCGGACAAGAAGAATGCCGAGTTCGGGACATCCCAATACCTGAGCAGGTCGTTCTACGCCAACTTCAATCCGTACATCATCGATCTTCAGTCGAAGAATTC